GGTGAGCGTAATCACAGTCACAAGTGGCACAAGCATTGTTCAAGTCACAGCACCTAATACCGCAACTATAAGCACAAGCGGGACATTCGCTGCTGTCGTAAATCAGAACCAAGCCACACTTGTAGACAACATCATCGGCGCAACCGCAATCGCTGAGCCTGCTTACATCCAGTTCAATGTCAATTCAGTTCCTTCTATTGCAGTTGGTCGCATTGGCTGGAATGACGCAGACAAGACGCTAGAGCTGGGCATGACCCCGACTGTGAATCAGAATGTCGGGCAAGAGCTTTTCATTTTGGCAAAGTCTTCGGATGGTAGCGAACGCACTAAGGGTAAGGCCATTTATGTCACAGGCTCAGATGGCAATAACAAACTTGTTGCATACGCTCAGGCAAACTCAGAGGTTACTAGCTCAAAAACCATTGCAGTTATGGCAGAGACAATTAGTGGTGGAAGCAAAGGATTCGCTGCTAGCTTTGGACTTGTCAGAAACATAAACACGAACGGACTAACCGAAGGTGCAGCAGTTTGGCTTTCCCCAACAGTGCCAGGTGGTCTAACTTCCACAAAGCCAGTCCCGCCAAATAACTCAGTCTTTATTGGATACTGCGTTAGAGCTAATCAGAACAATGGAGTTCTGTTTGTCAATATTCAGAACGGATACGAACTAGACGAACTTCACGATGTCAAGTTCAATGGCCTAACCGATGGACAGTCGCTTGTTTATGATTCCGCAACTAATCTCTGGGTCAATGAAACAGTCTTAGGGCAGCCAACGGTTCTATCAGTTGGAACGGTTACTAGCGGGACAGTCGCAGCGGTTACGGTTACAGGAACAGCACCATCGCAAACTTTGAACTTTGTTCTACCAAAAGGAGACAAAGGAGACACCGGAGCGACAGGTGCAACTGGGGCGCAGGGGCCGCAAGGTATCCAAGGCCTAAAAGGCGACACGGGCGCAACCGGCGCGACAGGCGCAACCGGCCCCGCTGGCCCTAAAGGCGACACAGGCGACACCGGGCCACAGGGTATCCAGGGCGCTAAGGGCGACAAAGGCGACAAGGGAGACACCGGACTTACTGGGCCTCAGGGGCCACAGGGAGAACAGGGCATACAGGGCATACAGGGCAACACGGGTGCAACCGGAGCCACGGGGCCGCAAGGCCCGCAGGGTGACCAAGGTATTCAAGGGGTCAAGGGCGATACAGGAGATACTGGGCCGGCTGGGCCTACCGGTGCTACTGGCCCCCAGGGGCCACAGGGTATTCAAGGCGAGACAGGCCCGCAGGGTGCAACGGGAGCGACAGGGCCACAGGGGCCGTCCGGAGTTGTAGCTGCAATTTCTCCAATTGTTTATGACTCAGGAACTCAGACAATAAGCATCAACACAGCCGCAGGCGGCATCACAATAAACGGAACAGCGGTTGCACTAGGGGGAACAATAACTGTGAATGCGAGGCTCGGCTAATGCCATACTTCATAACTGACCAATCAGCTGACTGCCCAGGCTGGGCAACTATCAAAGAAGACGGCGAAGTAATTGGTTGCCACACAACCAAGCAAGACGCTATTGACCAAATGGTCGCTGTCTCAATCGCTGAGGGCATTGAACCTGGTGGCGAAAGAGCAAGGCCAACTGAACTAGAGGTTGGCGATTATGTTTCGTGGAATAGCTCAGGTGGTCGCGCTAGGGGCGAGATTGTTCAAATTGAGCGAGACGGCACAATAAATGTCCCTGATTCGTCTTTCACAATCACAGGCACTCCTGACGACCCAGCCGCTTTGATTCAGGTTTACCAAAGAGTAGAGGGCGGTTGGGATGACACTGATGTTTATGTTGGACACAAGTTCTCGACCCTCACAAAGATTGACCCATTGCCAGAGCCCATGGATGAAGATGACGAGGACGATGACGAGGTTCGTCAGGTAAACCTAGAAGCACCTGCCTACATGAGAGCTTCTGCTCGTAGAGGTTTGCAGTGGTATGCAGAGGGACTTGGCGGCGACGGCTTAGTTGACCGCACAATACGCGAAGCCCGCGCAATGGCCGAAGGCAATGTTTCCGCTGACAAGTGGGTTCGCATTGCAGCTTGGATTGCGAGGCACTTAGTTGACCTTGATGCACCTGACGCAAACCCTAACTCAGAAAACTTCCCTTCACCTGGAGTTGTTGCAATGGCATTGTGGGGTGGTGGAACAACAAAGCGTTCCGCAAGACGCGCGATGGCTTACGCCGAAGGTGTAGTGACTAGACTAGAAGCCGAACAAGAGAGAGCAAACATGAAGCAAGAGACAAGAAACTTTGACGCTGACTTTGAGCTAAGAGCCGAAGGCGATGGCATGACTTTTGTTGGTTATGCCGCCAAGTTCAACTCACCATCAGAAGACTTGGGTGGTTTTATTGAGACAATCGAACCCGGCGCTTTCCGGCGCTCGCTACGTTCACGCAACGATGTCAAGTTGTTAGTCAATCACGACTCAGGACGCGTGCTGGCATCTACTCGTGCTGGCACAATGAAGCTTTACGAGGACGAGGTTGGTCTGCGGGTAGAAGCAAGCTTGCCTAATACAACCGATGGGCGTGACATGGCTGAGCTTTTGCGCAGAGGCGACTTGTCAAAAATGAGCTTTGGCTTTTCTGTAATCAAAGATTCATGGAATCAGGAAATGACGCAACGCACGCTAAAGTCCGTGCGTCTTTTTGAAGCAAGCATTGTTTCCTTCCCAGCGTATGCTGCAACCGAGGCAATGGTTCGNNNGAGGCTAACTTGCTTGAACTAAAGCGCAAGCAACTTGACCTATTACTAAAGAGGAACTAATGGCAACGAAAGAGCAAATCAAGCAAACAATACTTGCAATTGCAGGCAACCCAAGCGTCGGAGAGATTTACTCCCTGGCAGAAAAGTGGGCAGATGCAATTTGGCAAATTGACAACAAAGATGTCGCAGTCAAAGAGGACAGCGATAATAACAGCGGCCACTCGGCGAGCGCCGCTATAAAGGAAACTCGCATTATCAAACCAACTGAAACGCGCAACCCCTGAGCGCGTAGGTTTAGCGAGTAACCACCCGGCGAGGTCTTATCCTTTCTACTCGCCGGGTTTTCCTTTTGCTAAGATAGAAACAGGGTTGAGTGTAAGCACCGCCTTTATTCAGTTCAGCGTAAGCGCGGCTGATTCCAAAAAAACTATTAGGAGACCAAAATGTCACAGACCTTTATCAAGGCACAGACTGAGGCCCGTGCGAAGGCTTGGGAAGAAGCAAAGGCACTTCTTGACACAGCCGCCGCTGAGAAGCGCGACCTATCCGCCACAGAGCAGGAGCAGTTCGACCGCATCAACGCTGACCTAGACGCACGCGCAGCAGCCATTGAGACAATCCGTAAGGCAGAAGAGCGTGAGGCCAAGGCCGCCGCAGCTACTAACGGGTTCGAGGTAGCAGAAGTATCAAAGTCTGACTACGACATTGTCCGTTCAATTGCCCGTGGCGAGATTCGCTCACACGCATTTGAGACCCGCGGAACAATGACCCCTTCCAACACCTCTGGCGTTGTTCCACAGAGCTTTGTAGCGAGAGTGTATGACCTCGCACGCGAAGTCGGACCGATGCTCGACGTTGCAGAAGTTTTCCCAACCCAGTCTGGTGAAGACCTAAAGATTCCAGTTCTCACCGCTTACTCGACTGCTGGTCTAGAAGCCGCTGGTGCAGAGATTGACGAGAGCGAACCAACTTTCTCGTCCATCACCCTCGGGGCATATAAGTATGCCTTCCTCGTTCCAGTCGCTCGAGAGCTGATTGAAGACAGCGGCGTCGACATTGCAGAAGTGCTTGCTCGACAGGCCGGTAACGCAATCGGATATGCCGTAAACGCAGCTCTAACGACTGGCGATGGCAACGCAAAACCAAACGGTCTATTCACAGCCGCAGGAACCGGAGTAAACGGAACGATTGCAGGAGGTCTGTTCACCGCTGACCAGCTCATCGACCTTGTTTACTCTGTAGATGGCGCTGTTCGTCGACTACCAGGGACAGGCTTCATGATGTCCCCAACCGCTATTCGCAACGCACGCAAGCTAAAGACCACAGACGGGTACTACCTGTTTGAGCCTGGTCTAAACGGCGCAACCGCTGACAGACTTCTTGGATACCCAGTATTTGAGAACCCAGCCGTTGCCGCAGTCGGCTCAGCGGCGGCTAGCGTGGGCTACGGATATTTGCCGTCATACAAGGTTCGCCTTGCAGGCGGACTTCGCGTTGACAGAAGCGATGACTTCAAGTTTGCAAACGACTTGGCCGTCTTCCGCTTCATGATTCGCGTCGACGGAGACCTCAGCCACCAGGAGCACTTCAAGGTATTCAAGGGCAGCGCAGCTTAGTCCTTAGAACACTCTGGCAAGTCCCCCGACATAAAGTCGGGGGATTTTGCTATTGTGGGGGTGGAAAGGAAATTATGAAGCCAGAGCAATTAGAACTAACAGTCACGACTTTTTCAAACAGTCCCTATCAGCCAACGGGTTATGGGATGCAGATTGGGCAGTTGATTGACAACCTTGCAAAGCATGGGGCCAATGTGGGCCATGTCTCAAACTACGGACTAGAGGGCAACAACTCCACGCATAAAACCCCCTACGGCGAGATACCGCATTACGCCCGTGGTTATGAACCAATGTCGCAAGATGCACTTGCGGTTGGCCACAAAATGCAGATGGTAAAAAAAGATTGGAAAGACTACATACTTACGCTTTGCGATGTATGGGTGCTAAAGCCCGAGATGTGGCCGGCAGAGGAATTTCCAAACATACTTAGCTGGGTTCCTCTTGACCACATTTCAATGCCACCTGCCGTCAAGCGCTGGCTGGAAAAAGACAATGTCACTCC